TATAATACCGCGAATCAAGGCGGGTGTTGAGATTTATAGACAGTGGGGTTCCACCACCGTCGTCACCTGTTGAGCCTCCGCCCGGAATCGAACCGAGTTATCATGATTACAAGTCATGCGCATCGCCAGCAATGCTTAAGAGGCTACTATGGAAAACAGAAGATGGGGGTGTGGACATCTGTTTTTATGATTGGCGTTTCTCGCTATTCGCTAGCCCCGTTAAATCCCAATCAACCATTGTTTAACAAAGATAATAAATAATTTCAGATATTCCAAATTATTTTTAAGAACTTTTTTTCATTTTTCTACCCTTATACCAACCTTCTGGTATAACACTACCCTTTTTTAGATTAATACTCTCAATACCATTTGTTATCCAAAATGACCCAAATTGTGGATTTTTCTCTCCATCATACATACCCTGTTTAGATTTACTCATTTTCTTTTTTGTGTCTTCATTATGTGTTTTACCTAACCAATTTGTATTTCCCCTCATTTTATCTAAAAATTTTTCACGATATTCAAGGTCGATTTTCATTTTCAATAAATGGGTTTCACGATATCCTTCCAACAAATGTTTTGTTGCTTTACCACCCGCAGATGTGAACTTTTTTTTATGTTCTTCACCCGATAAACCCCCGCCACCACCTGGTTGTAGATTCATTGAATTTGGGTCTTTTAATACTTCTTCATTTATTATTTCTTTTTCTCTTTTTATTAATTCTTCTTTATTTGGTAAAAACTCTAAAATTTCAGTATTAAAATTTTCTTTACCATATTTACTAAATGAATTTTTTAATCTGGTACCACTTCCCATATAACCATCATTTAGATTATCGGTACTGTGCATTCCATAATAATAGTTACCGTTTATTAAATTGGTTGTTTTATATATATAATAATATTGGTATATTTTTTCTGACATTACTCATAATATACATAATATTTTTTACATAAAAAAATGGTTGCGGGGTCCGTAACTGCCACGGAAAAACTCAGCTTATGAGACTGGTCGGAGACTTCTCTCCCCGCAATATGTTGTCCCTCGTGGGCTCGAACCACAGCTAGATGGACCAAAACCATCTGTACTACCACTATACTAAAGGACAATATGTACCCAAGGTCGGACTCGAACCGACACGCCTTTCGACACGGTTTCTAAGACCGCTGTGTATACCATTCCACCACTCGGGTATTGTTGCACGCATGTAAGGACTCGAACCTTCATCTTCGGTTTTGGAGACCGAAATTCTACCAATTGAACTACACACGCGTTTGCGCTGATTCAGAATTACGATATCTGGACCCCGAAATTAACAGTTTCGTGCTCTGCCTCTGAGCTAAATCAGCGTTTGTAGGGTAAAGAGGACTCGAACCTCCATGATGCCTTGCTCCCAAAGCAAGTGACTTAGCCATTAGTCCATTACCCTATATGTATAAAACAAAAAACCTCGAGATTTTTACGTCCCGAGGTTTTCTAATATTTTAAGTTAAACTAAATTAACCAACATCAGTATCATCGAGACATATGCGCATAGGTTGCTCATTCCAATTTAGTTGGTTTGATGTCGACGTTATGTTTGTTAATTGTCTCATTGAATTTAGTTTTATCTTTTTTTCTTTTACAAAGATATTAATAAATACGTATATAATCAAGAAAAGTTAAAAACTTTTTTTTGTCAGATGTATAAAGTGTTGATATTTATAAGGGACAAATAAAAATTATCTCTCTCCTGACTCTTTTCATATGAAAATTGCCAGGAGTACTTTAAAAAATTTCATATGGAAAGAATTAGAACATTATCACTTAATTTAGGCAATATATTATTTTGGGTATTTTTAAGATTAGTAGTATTTTGGATAGTCTTTGCCCTTTGTTTTCAATTATTCTTTGTTTATTTAGAGTTTTCCGGCAAACATGAGTTGCAACGAAATATCGTTAATTGGATTTCGTGGAGAATTGATGGAACATTCAAAAACTCACCAGAAAACATTTGGTATAATGCTGAAGACCATATTTGGGTTGAGAGCGTAACCAATGAGGTTAAAATTGGTAAATTGGCTGGTAACAGAAATTTAGCATTCGGGGTTAAAAACATATTAGAAGAGTTTTTACAAGAAAAAGGCTACGATTTATCGGCATCATCTCCATACAAATTAAAAGTACAAATTGTTTATTTAGACGTTCTTACAACAAAGAAGAACGTATCTGTTTTCCATTCTAATCAGGAGGAAGTGGTTATTAGATTGAAGGGAACATTAACAAAAGACGGTAAAAAAGAAAAAGAATTTGTTGTTGAGGAATCATCATCTGAAGTTTCTATGTCGACGCTTATTGTCGATGAAGGGGGGTCGTTTAACCAAACATCTTTAAGTAATGCTCTCAAAAAGGCTAGCGAAAAACTAATAAATAAATTAATGGATAAAAAATAATAAAAATGAAAAAACTACTCTCTCTTGGCTTCTTTTTATTGATTGCCTTTACATCATTTGGTCAATTAACAATTAGTCAATCAATAACACCAACTACAGGATTAAAAGTAGGTGACACACTTACGGTTAGATATAATCTAACAAAAGGTACGGTAATTAAAAACCCTCGTTATCTTTGGTTTAGATATCAATTTAATAATAAAGCATTATCATATGTGTCAACCGCATTTAACCAAGGGACATCTGCTCAAACATTTTACACTGGATGGAGTAACTATAAGTTTACACCAAACAGCACTACGAGTGATAATAATTTAGATCTTCAATATGGTTTAACTCCTTGGGGTTATGCGGTAAATGCGGATTGGAATGTTGGACAATTAACTGTTCAAAGAGCTGATGCATCTATTAGTGGTTTAATTGCAACTCAAAAATATGTTTTAAAAGACCAAAATACTTATAACAACATTTTCAAAATAGACTTAGCAACTGGTACTGATACAACTGGTGCAAATGTTGGGACTATCTTTGGTGGTGGTTGGTCATCTGTAAGTAATGTTGTCGGTAACACGTCACAATTCAAAGTAAAAGTATTATATCCACAAGGATATACTATTACCGACCATAATGTTCAATTGATGAAATTGAAATCAAATGGTAGTGGTGAAATTGATTGGTCACAACAACCTATTGCACAATTACCATTAGATGCAAGTGGTGAAGCGTTATTCACAACACAAGTTAAAGTGGGTGATTCGGTTGGGGTATTTGTTGGGGCGGCATTTCAAAAGGCTTGGATGAATAACATTGTAACAGTATCTGATGCTTATAAAGCATTCTTAGGACACTCACAAACTGATATTAGTGGAACCGCAAACTTCTTCACATTACCTGCATTAGAAAGGAAAGTTGGTAAGGTAACCAATAATCAAAATGCATTTGGTGAAGGAGATTCATATGCGTTATTTGCACACGTAATGGGACAAAATATTGACTCAAACGCAATGATTCCAACAAACACATCAACATCAGTAAGATGGTATAGTGGTTTATTGAATCAGAGTTGGTTAGATGGTGTTGTAAAGAATAGAGTATTAATTGATTCACCAACGAAAGAGGTTTATGCTGTATTTGCTTGGGGTGGTGATTTAAACTGGTCACATTCATCAGATCCATCGGTAATTGCAACTAAAATAACTGCGGGACAATTTACAAATTCTGTAAATGATAAAGCAACTAGTTCTATAAAATCTATGAGTACGGCTCCAATGGCTTATCAAACTTTAGCGGTGGAGAAAGCAACATTAGGAATTACATCAACATTAGAGGGTGGTAAAGTTGTTTTAACTACAACTTTAACAAAGGCAGAATTAGCGGGATTGCAAGTTATTATGAACTATGATGAATCTAAATTAACTTTGGATAATATCATATTTGATTCAGGAAGTACGATTACAAATTTCTCAACAAATAAAGATGGTAGATTAACATTTGGTTCAATTGACCAATTGAAAACTGCAAGAATTAAAGTTGGTACTCCATATAAATTAGTTTTTACACCGAAGACAACTTTAACAAATACCGCTGGTTTATTCTTCTTTGTTTTATCTGATGCTGTTGACGCGAAAGGAAATAAAGTTGATTTAACCATTGAGTAATATGAAGAAACTATTAGTAATATGTTTTTTACTAATTTCATTTTTAGGGTTCGGACAGAGTGTATCTGCTCCGGACTCTAAATCATTTTTACCATCTACGACCGGACAAGATGCGAGTGGATTTGTATTGAGCGGGTTTAGTGCAACATCAACCCTATTAGCATCAATCAGTTTAGTTAATCCTCCATCGGGTACAACATTCGTATTAACCACGACAACAGGTTTAACCGCCGCAAGTGGATTCACATTATCAGGTAATAAGACTCGTTTAGTGGTAACGGGAACAATGGCTAGTATCAATAATGCATTAGCATCCCTAAAAGTAAACACAGGTTCGATAAGAGGTAATGTTCAATTATCAGTTGCAGCAACTGTAAATCCGACGGGATATTTTTATAACGGAACAAATGGACACTTTTATAGACCAATAGCATCAGGTGCAACATATCCAAATGCAAAATTACTATCATCACAACAAACATTCAAAGGACAACAAGGATATTTGGTAACAATTACTTCTGCGGATGAAGATGCATTCATTTTCAATAATGTCCCTCAATCACAAATATGGTTTGCATTAACTGATGAAGCAAGTGAAGGTCAATGGAGAATTGATGCTGGGCCTGAAAATGGAACTTTAATAAAAACATCAAACGGACAATTTAGTGGAAACATACAAGGACAATATAATAACTGGGCACCCGGTGAACCAAACAATAGTGGTAACGAAGATTACGCCGTAACAAAATGGAATGGTTCTCAATGGAACGATTTACCAGCTGGGTTTGGTAATCCGTATGTTGTTGAATTTGGAACTTGGACTAATCCTGATGATGCAACCTTTACGGAGTTTTATACTAATTCAGTAACTCACTCAAACGGAGAAGTCCTAACTGCACGATTCAATTTTGACTTTGGTGGTAATGTAGATGAAACTAAATTCTCAGCAAAAGCAAACACTTATGTAAACAATATATGGGGAACAACGACTAACACATCAAGAGCAATAAGTGGATTGGGTAAGGTTGATATTACAAATGATTTAGATACCGCAAAAGTAAGTGGTGTTGGGGTTAAAGCAACAACAACTGCCGGACAAGTTGAATGGGCAATAATAAATCCATATGATGCAAATTTAGGTGGTCATCAATTGTTAATAGACGAAAGAGAATTTGATGGGACGGGAGTGTCTCCAAACAATGTAACATCAATTAAATTATTTGATATATACGATGGACCGGTTACCATTAATAATGTAAGTGGATTTTGGAAAACGTATATAATGC